TATGCACTCTATCCAAACAATAGAATGCGTATTTTTGACAATAGTTTGACTCCTGTTGAACCAAAAATGCCAGATTTTAAGGTTTCTACAGAATTTTACTCAGTTGAGAATGGTTTTGAGCGTCTTGGTATGGGTCGAGAAGACGAATATTTCTGGAAAACCGCTAAAGAGCGGGAAAATGAAGAAGATCAGGGATAGTAACCCCTCTAAAAGTTCCAATTTTAACCTAAGGAGCAAAAAATGGGCAATTATCACAAGGTCGATAAGGGAGAATTCTTCATTGAAGAGGGTATGACCCTAATTACAGAGGTTGATAGCGACAAATATCTTGATATGGCGGCAAGAAGACGCCGTGCGAAGCAAAAAGAAGAACTTTACACCCCAGAAGTGGATTATTTGGAAAGATTGGAAGACTGAAGTTGGAAAAAAGTGTGATAAATAACTTTTAAGGTAAGCTTTTACTAAATATCATGCCATTAGAGCGTGTAAGTCGTGGTTTTAAAGATATAAGTCTCACGTTAAAGAGGAATCCTCTGACGAGAGACTTAATTACTTTACAAAATGAGTACGCAATTGCTCGTTCTGTTCAAAATTTGGTGCTGACAGTACAAGGTGAGAAGTTTTTTGAACCTGATTTTGGATGTGCTGTCAATAGACTCCTGTTTGAGAACATTGACTTCTTCACTGCAAAGAGTTTAACGGACGAAATTGAATCTGTAATTAAAAACAACGAACCTAGAGTCAGACTGGACAATGTAAATGTTGTTCCAAACTATGATGATGGTTTGATGGACGTGACTATTAAGTATTTCATAATTGGAATTGAAGCTCAACCGCAACAATTGCAATTCGTATTACTGCCAACGAGATAAATGTCACTAGTCAACGTAGCATCTCTAGATTTTTCCGAAATTAAGGAGTCAATCAAGAGTTACCTGAGAGCAGATGGTAACTTTACTGATTATGACTTTGAGGGATCCAACTTTACGGTCCTCTTGGACACATTAGCGTATAACACTTATATAAGTGCATATAATGCTAACATGCTGACCAATGAGGTCTTCCTTGATGGTGCGACTTTGCGAGAGAACGTAGTCTCCCTTGCAAGGAATCTCGGATATTTACCCAGATCAGTAAAAGCATCAAAAGCGAGAGTTTCATCTTATATTGACCTATCTACATTCGCCACTAATCCTGTCTCTATAACGCTCCGTAAGGGCATTGTAGCGACCTCTGGGGTCACCTTTGGGGGTCGTAGTTATGTTTACTCCATTCCAGAGGATATAACTGTTCCAGTGTCTCAGGGACTGGCAATTTTTGAAGATATCGACATTTATGAGGGTGCATTTATTCAGAACACCTTTACCGTAAATAGTAATAATAAGAATCAGAAGTTTATATTACAAAATCCTAGAATTGATACTAGTCTGATTAGAGTAGAGGTAAGAGAAAGCAAGAACAGCAATATTACTAGAGTCTATAAACTTGCAGACAATCTTATTGATGTGAAGAGTACCGATGATGTATTCTTTATCAATGAAATTGCAGATCAAAGATACGAATTAATCTTTGGTGATGGAACTTTTGGTAGCAAGTTACAGAATAACAATTATATCATTGTCTCTTATGTTGTTACCAATGGTGAGAAGGCAAACGGCATTGATAGTTTTAAATTCTCGGGAAGATTCTTCGATAACAATGGCAGTCCTGTAAAGGTCCTAGCACCCCTCGTAACGACCATAGAAGCGGCGGGATACGGGTCTCCTATAGAATCTATCGAGAGCATCAAAAAACTCGCTCCTAGGGTCTATGCATCGCAAAATAGAGCGGTTACAGCATCTGATTATGAAGCGTTGATCCCACAAATATATTCGGAAACTGATTCTGTATCTGTATTTGGTGGTGAAGAATTATCTCCTCCAAAATTTGGAAAAGTATTCATAAGTATCAAACCAAAAAATGGTTCATATGTTCCAAATATTGTAAAAGATAATATCAAGACATCTCTACGCAAATATGCAGTTGCTGGTATTGTACCTGAGTTAATTGACTTGAAGTTCCTTTATATTGAGTACGATGCTAGTGTTTATTATAATGAAAACCTGGGCAAAGCAACTTATGTCAGTGAATTAGTTCAGAATAACTTAGTAAAATATGCTCAATCTGATGAGTTAAATAGATATGGATCTAGGTTCAAATATAGTAAGTTTTTGAAGTTGATTGACGACTCTTCTAATGCAATTACATCAAATATCACAAATGTTCAAATTAGAAGAGACATAAAAGCAACTGTTGGAACTTTCAGTGAGTATGAAATTTGTTTTGGTAATAAATTCCATGTAAAAAACCCCTCTGGTTACAATATAAAGTCTAGTGGATTTGCAGTTGAGGGAATAAGTGGAACAGTTTACTTGGGTGATTTACCAAGCGCAGCTATGGATAAAGGAACTGTATTTTTATTCAAATTAGATGCTTCAAATCAACCAATTATCATCAGAAGCAACATAGGTGATATTGACTATGAAAAAGGAGAGATAAAATTAAATGCTGTAAATATAATCGATACGGCAAAATCTAAATTTGGAGACAAAATTATTGAAGTCTCTACATTATCACAGTCTTACGATATTATTGGACTTCAAGATCTTTACTTACAATTAGATACTGAGAGTTCTAAGTTGAAGATGGTTTCTGATGTCATTTCTTCTGGAATTGACCTTTCTGGATCGCAATATATAGTATCATCAAGTCACATTAACGGCAAGTACATAAGATTATAGGGATATGCAAAGATCTAAGATTTATAACTTACTGCAAGATCAATTACCCGATTTTGTCAATCAATCTTACCCTGAATTTGTAGAATTCCTGAAGAGTTACTATACAGGTATAGAATCTCCTGGTGCCGCTTTAGATATTGTTAATAATATTGATAAGTATACTAAACTAGAGAATATTACCGAGTTAGTATATCATACAGAACTGACATCTAACGCTGGATTCACAACTACAAACTTTGTTGTGTCTTCTACTGAAGGATTTCCTAATAGAGATGGTCTCCTTCACATTAATGATGAGATTGTTTATTATAAATCCAAAACAGATACAACTTTTGAAGGTTGTTCTAGAGCATTTGTTGGTATTACTTCGTATGTAAGTAGTACTGATAGTAATGTTGTATCTTTTGAGACTACTGAGAAAGAGTCTCATGCTTCTGGAGATATTGTATATAATCTTCATTCATTATTTTTAGCAGAACTCTATAAGAAGTATAAAAGACAATATGCTCCTGGTTTTGATAATATTGACTTTTATACCGATATTAACGAAACTTCTGTAGTATCGAGACTAAAAGATTTTTATTCATCTAAGGGGTCTGATGCATCTTTTGATGTTTTATTCAGATTATTATGGGGAACTGAAGTTGATGTTGTAAAACCAAGAGATTTTCTTGTTCAACCATCCGATGCAGATTACAGAATTACAAGAGATCTTGTTGTAGAGAGACTAGTTGGAGACCCAAAAGATCTTGTTAACAGAACTTTGTTCCAAGATGGTACAGAAACTATCAACCGTGCGGCGGGAACAATTACTGATGTAGAGCAGTTGTTTAGAGATGGTATAGAGTACTTCAAATTAAGTCTCGATTATAATCCAGAACTAGAAATTTTTGAGTTTAGTGTACACCCAAAAACAAAAATCACCAATCCTGTTGGAACTGGGCAAACTTATCTAGATGTAGATTCTACAATTAGTTTTCCAGATAGTGGTGATCTGGTTGTATTTGATAATGATGTCGAATACACCATTCCATACACCAGTAAAAGTGTCACTCAATTTTTTGGGTTAACTTCTCCAATTCCAATTGGTCTTAATCAAAATGTTACTACTCCAGATTATGCGTATGCTGTAAATGATTTTGAAGAGCAGATTAGAGTAAAAGTTACTGGCGTTTTAGGAGAATTAAGTTATAACAGAGATAAAACATTTTATTATGAAAATAAAGATCAAATTCAAATTGTATCTCTTGGTCAATTTACTGAAGAACAGATTAAAACAAGTTGGATCATTAATTCCACTCCAGAATATGAGATTGAGTCAATTCAACAAGTTGCATTAAAGTTAAATGGTGCTGCTCAGTATCGAGTAACAACATTTGATGAAAATATCTTCACTCTTGGTGATATTGGAACAGTTGCTGGTTCTGATGGGACTGAGTACAACATTTTTGTGATTGGTGTATCTAACAAGAATGAATTTGATATTAACTTAACAACTCAAATTGATACTGTTAATGTCAAGTATAGTATTAGGAAGGGAATTTCAAAAGCAAATTCCATCAATAATCCTCAAATAAATGTTATATCTGCAAATGTAAGTAACGTTTATTCTAAGCAGACTGTAACTACACTTAAAGATGTAGTAAACCCTGTTACAAAGAACTTAGATACGGTTCCTGTAACTAGTGAGGATACTTTTGTTTTATCTCCATCATTACCAGATTACTACAATACTCCAGTAGATATTGAAGATCTATCTGTAATCTTTGGTGGTCAATATGACGGTTTTGATATTAATATTGGATCTAACGCATTTATTACTGGTGATGCAGTATATTATTCATACAACAATAATATCGGACTGGATATTCAAGAAGGTCAATACTTTATATACAAAGTTAATGCATCTACAATAAGATTAGCAACAAGTAGATCAAATATCAGAAGTCAAATTTTTATTAGAGTATTTGGAACAGTTACTGGTAATAAATTAGAACTTTTAAGAAATACTGGTAAGCAATTACGACCACAAAATCTTATTAGAAAGTTTGCAGATCCAATACCCTCTACGAATGAAGGAGAGAAAGTAACCGTTCCAGGATCTATTGGAATGTTTGTTAATGGTGTTGAAATTTCAAACTTCAAATCTTCCGATGCGGTTTATTATGGTCCAATTAAATCTATTGATGTTACATCAATAGGTGATGGACAATATGACGTTATAAACCCACCCATTTTACAAATTACTGATATAGAACCATCTGCTGGTGTAGGATTTGGAACTGATGCAGAGGGAGTTTGTAATGTTACTGGATCTCTATCTAGAATCAATATTCTAAACAAAGGATTTGACTATGCAGATGATCCAAAAGTAACCATTTCTGGTGGTAATGGAAATGGTGCCATTGCAAAATGTAATATTTCAAAAATTACTCACTTTAACAACTTCAATGCTGGTAGCTTATACCAAGATGTTGACGTACAAAATAATACAATTGGTTTTAGAACTGATCACAGATTTAGAGATTTTGAAAAAGTTGTATACAACAGTCAAGATCAACAACAGATTGGTGGACTGGTAAATAGTGCAATTTATTATGTCAATAATGTTGATCTTAGAACCATAAAACTTCACCCAACATTAGAAGATGCGATTAGTGGAATTAATACTGTAGATTTTACTTCTTATGGTGAGGGACTTCAAAGAATCCAATCATTTGATAAAAAGAATGTAATTTCTTCTATTGAAGTTGAAAATAGTGGAAGTGGGTATGAAAATAAAACATTATTCTTTAATGAAGATAATGTTGATCAATTTGACAATAAAATTGTATACGAAGATCATGGTTATACTGAAAAGCAAATAATACTCTTTGGTAGTGAAGGAACTCTACCAGTAGGTTTATCCACTACAACAGAGTATCATGTAAATGTTATAGATAAGGATTCTTTTAGAATTGCCTCAATCAGAAATGTTGGTACAGGAGATACTTTACCTTCAGATTACAATTATGTAAACAGAAGATTTATTGATTTTAGTGATGGTGGAACAGGACAACATAATATCAAATATCAACCAATCACCGTAAAGGTTGAGGCACCTATTGGTATTACTACTGTAGGTAATCAAGATTTTAGCGTTAAAATTGACCCAGTGTTTACTGGAGAAATTACTTCAGTAAGTATGAAGTCTCATGGTAGAGACTATGGAACTCCTGATATTTTAAATTACAAGAGACAACCAGATTTCACTTTGATTAATGGTAGTGGAGCACAGTTAACTCCAATTGTATCTTCATTTGGTGAGTTGATTGGTGTTATTGTTAATAATGGTGGTGAAAATTATAATTCTCCTCCAATCATTGAAATTCTTGGTGAAGGTGGTGGAGCTGTGGTAACACCAGTCATTGAAAATGGTGCTATCGTTGATACTATTATTATTGATAGTGGTAGTGGTTATAGACAAGTAACAAGTGCAATTAATGTTATATCCAGTGGTTCTGGAGCAACTTTTGAGGCGAATATTAACGTATTCAGTATTAACAATATAGAAAGAATAATTCAAGCAGAAAAGTTAAATCCAGATGACGGTATAATTATTCCATCTTTAACTTTAGATAGAGGTCTTCAATACTCTCATGGATTTGTTGGTAGGGAGTTAAGAAGAAAGGTATTATCCACTTCAATTGATAATGATGGTAATACTCTCTATAGAGATGATATTGATAATGATACTGCGTCAACTTTATATCACTCTCCAATTGTTGGGTGGGCATATGATGGACATCCAATTTACGGTCCTTATGGTTATGCAGATAAAGAAGGTGGGGCAATTAAGCGTCTTGATAGTGGATACGAATTAAGAATTAAATCTGATAGACCATCTACATCCCAATTCCCATCAGGAATTTTTCTCGAAGACTATGTATATGTTGGAAATGGTGATTTAGATATTCATAATGGAAGATATTGCAAAACTCCAGAGTTTCCAAATGGAGTTTATGCATATTTCTGTACAATTAATGATGTTCAAGAAGCTAGTGGTCCATTCAATGGTTTCCTGAAACCAAGATTCCCATATGTAATCGGACCATCATTTAAGTCCAAACCATTTGAGTATAACTTTGACCAGTTTTCCAATTTAGACTTTATTGATGTCGCTAAAAATGATTGGATTAGATATACTGGCCATCTTGGACTGCTAAATCCTAAAACAAAATACCAAGGATTTATTCAACCAGATAATTTTGCAGAAGGATTTACCGAAGTAAATGCAATTACACCAGGAAATCTGACCAAACTCAATATTGTTGCTCCAGGTGACAACTACAAGGTAAATGAGACTATTTCATTCAATAATGAGGGAACTGGAGGTGCGGGAGCATTTGCTAGAATATCTAGAGTCAAAGGAAAACCAGCATTAAGTATTAATTTCTCGCAAGAAGAACTTCAAGATGTACAATTCTCCCCAAGCAAAACTGATGGAAGATTTGTTGGATTTGGAAGCACTTCTCATGGATTCTCAACAGGAAATATTGTTTCAATTCAAAATGTAAATATCTTATCAACAGAATTAGCAGATTCTTATCAAATTGGCGTATCCACTAATAGTCTTACTGTGGTAGAGACTATTTTGGATTCAAATGCAACTGGAATTATAACTTACATGAGAGTTAGTGGTAAGTTAGACTTTCCAACTACGTCAGTCAATGATTTATATACTGGAAGAAATGAAGTATTCCGTATTCTTGAAATAAATCAAGAAGATAGTAGACTTAAAATATTACGTTCTCTAAGCGGAATACATACGACATATTCAAGTGGTGATGAGATTGTTGAACTTCCAAGAAAGTTTGTTGTAAATACAGGATTTAATACCAGTACTGAGTATCAGTTAGATCGAGAAGTATATTTTGACCCTTCGGAAGCGATTACATTAGCAGCAGAAAACTTTGTCCTTTATTCGGATCCAATCCCACCATCTTTTGCAACGGCATGGGATTATTATGTTGTTGGTGTAGGAACTGGTTCTGTTTCTTACTTTGATGAAAAGGCACCAAATGGATCCAAAGAAGGAGCAAAAGTAGGTTTTGGTGCAACTGTCGGTAATTCTGATGGATTTGGTATAGAGTGTGGAACATTCGGTCTATCTGCAGATAATCATACAACATCAGTATTCTTAAAAGGTGAGAATGGTGGGGAATCCATTTTTATCATTCTAGAAGATGGTTTAACTTATCATTATTCTCAAGTTACTCTTAGTGATGAATGGAGAAGATATTCATTCACAGTTCTTACAAATGCAGGAACTCATAGAGTAAAAATAGGTGCTCTTGGAACAGAGAGTTTACCATTAAATGCTAAACCAACATTCTCCGTTTGGGGTTTACAAGTAGAGCAAGGATCTGTTCGTAGTGGATATTATAGTACGCAAGGATCTGCATTATCGAGATCTTCTGGTCTTCCTGGCGTCGAACTTTTAAACAATAGGACTAAGAATGAAAAGTCATTCTTAAAAAATGAAGTTGATACAATTTACCTGCCTAGTCATGGATTTGACACTGGAGACTTACTAACATATCGAGTTGGACTTGGATCAACTGCTGTTGGTGCAAAAGTAAGTACTGGATCGACTCAATTCCCATTAGAGGATGGGGATAAAGTTTATGCTGCAGTATATGATAGAGATACTATTGGCATCTCAACTCAAAAAGTTGGAGTTGGAAGCACTGGAGGGTTTGTTGGAGTTGGAACAGAAACTCTAGTACTATATTCTTTTGTAGATTATGGAGATACAAGTTTAAATAGCTTCCAAACTAATAAAGACTTGTTTATTAGCGCAGACGTATACAAGAAAACGTCCACAGTTGTAACTACAGTTGATCACGGACTACAAGAAGGTGATCAAATTGATATCACGGTATTGTCTGGAATCAATACTACCCTTAGAGTCACTTACGATGATTTGAATCGTAGAATGTTGATCAATCCAGAGACATTTATTGATTCTGATGTTAATATTAATGAGAATACTATTCAAATTCTAAATCATGGATTCAGAACTGGTGAAAAAATAATTCTCAACTCGTCTAGTCCACCAACTGGACTCAACAATGGTCAACTTTACTATTTGATTGTTGTTGATGATAATAGAATTCAACTATCTGATTACTATTATGAGACAATTACTTCTAATGTAAATGTTGAAATTAAAAATATTGTTGCTCAGTTCCCAGGAACAATATCTAGAGTTAATCCAGAAATTAAAGCAGTTAGAAATTCAACAATAGTTTTTGATTTAAGTGACCAGACATTGGTTGCAAACTCTTTGCCTGCATTTAGTTTTTCTTTATACAGCAATACTGAGCTTACTAATGAGTTCTTTGCTCCAGAAAATAATGTTGGAGCATTTAATGTTAAAACTACAGGAGAACTTGGAGACGCTGGTGCAAAATTAGAGTTAATTATAGACAGAAATATACCAGATAGTCTCTATTATAATTTAACACCACTTAACTATAATGGTGCTGCACAATCCAAATTAGAGATTGTTAATGACAACTTTAATATTAAGAATCCAAATAAGATTACTATTACAAATAGTCTATTCAGCACATCCACAAATGTTAGTGGAGTAGGTTCTACCACTTTCAATTACACTCTTAGAGAGACACCAGAAAGATTATCATATCCAAGTAATGAAGCTATAATTGAATACAATACAACATCAGACACTGCTGCTGGACCAGTTGCAAAAGTGTCTCTAGACTCTAGTGGAAGAGGATATAGAACTTTACCATCAGTACAAGAAGTAAGTAGTGGTATTGGAACTAATGCTCTATTTTTACCTGCAAGTACATCTATTGGTAAAGTAGATAGTGTTCTTTTGACGGACATTGGATTTGACTATCCCTCAGACCCAACTCTTAGACCAGTTGCAGAATTACCATACACATATAAAATTGAACCCCTATCAAAATTTAATACTATTAAAATCACTAATCCAGGAACAAACTACTTCATTCCCCCACAGTTAATTGTTCTTGATGGATTTACTGGAAGACTTAATACAGAAGTCTCTCTTGACTATGAAATCGGTGATACTGAGGTAAGAATTGTTAGGAATACGACAGGTCTCTATAACGTTATTCCTAGAATTATTCCAACAAATAATCCGAATGGAATTAGAATTGATAATATTACTTTCAATAATTTAACACAAGATGTTACCATTGGATTTGGTGTCACATTTAGTAGCGAATCCGATTATCCATTTAAAGTCGGAGATAAAGTTCTTGTAGAAAATACCAATATTGATGGTAGTATTACTGGAACGGGTTATAACTCTTCTATATTTGGATATACCCTATTTGAACTTACTGCTATTGATGTGAATATTGGTGGGGAATTCCCAACCATTACATATAATATGGGTGATGTGTTAAAACCAGGAGAAGTTCCTGGCAATTATGACGCCTTTGATTCTTTTGGTACTGTTACTCCAGAAGCATTCTTCCCAGTTTTTGATATCACTCTAGCAAAAGATACCTTTAGACCTGGCGAAGAAATAACTTCACAAACTGGTAATGTTGGAGTTGTACAAACTTACAACTTAAGAAATGAGTATCTAAAGGTTAGATCAAAAATTCCATTCAATGTGGACGATTTAATTATCGGCACATCCTCGCAAAATAAAGGTTTGATTTCTTCTGTTGAAGGTACTAGTGGAAGATATGTTATTTCTTCTAATAGTGTAACTAGGAAGGGATTCAAAAAACAAACAGGTCGTTTGAATGATGCATTCCAAAGAATGCATGATAACGATTATTATCAGTACTTCTCGTATGTTGTTAGATCTCCAATTAGTTATGAGGTATGGAATCCTTTAGTAAGTAATCTAAATCACACTGCAGGATTTAAAAAGTTCAGTGAGTTAACTGTAGAGTCTTATGATCCAGATATTTCTGGTATCAGCACTGCTCAAGATTTGAATAGAGTAGTTGCTATTTCAGACTTAACTCAAATTGTAGATCTCAATACCGTCAAAGACTTTGACATTGGTAGAGAAAAATCTATTCAAGTTGATCGCCAATTGGTCTCTAACGAGATTCTCTTCAACTTACCATTCTTGGCAAGATATCAAGAATTTATTGGTAACAGAGTTCTTACTATTGATGACTTCAGTGATGACTTCAATGGGTCTAAGAGAGATTTTGAAATCTTTACTGATAACAAATCAGTATTCCAAATCGAATTTAATGGTTCTGATAGTACAAAAGTAGTTCCTGGAGAAGGAACTATCAATCTTACAAATCACTATTTTGTAAGTGGTGAGGTTGTTGAATATATTCCACCAAATAATGATCCTGCAAATGCAATTAATATTACCCCAACTGATTTTGGACCAGGTATTGGAACTACAACTTTACTACCGTCCAGAATTACGATTATCAAACAGGACAATCAAAAGGTTAGAGTTGCAACTTCTGCTACAAATGCACTTTTATTCAATCCAATCGGGGTTGGTTTAACAGGTGTTGGTATTGGATCGACGCATATCTTTAAATGTTTGAACACAAACAATAGATTACTTATAACTGTTAATGGAACTATTCAATCTCCAATGGTTGGATCTGCCTATACAACAGCACTGACTGCAAACGTGGGAATTGGTACAACAGTTATTAATGTTGTTGGCATTACTTCAATCTTTGGTGGAGATTTAATTGAAATTGATGATGAGGTTATGTTAGTTGCAGGTCTTGATGCCTCAACCAACACGATGACCGTTAGAAGAGGTTGGATGGGATCAACAGAAGCATCTCATAGTTCCAATACAGTAATTACTAAACAAGTTGGTAACTATAATGTAGTTGACAATGATTTACATTTCTCAGAAGGTCCTTGGGGAAATCTTCCCGTTGGTTTTGGTACAACCGCACAAAGTGCTGGAGAAATAGACTATACTGGTCTCACAACCAGTTCCAGATTTAGTGGAAGAATCTTCTTAAGATCCGCTCTTAATCAAGGATTTACTACAGTATTTACTGATGCTTATGATAATAACTATGTTTATGATGATATCTCAGACCAATTCAATGGTATCAACACTTCATTCTACCTGAAGTATAAGGGTAACGACATTAATAATGTTACTGCTTCAAATACTATTGCATTAATTGATGATATCTTCCAAGGTCCACAAAGATTGGGTAACGTTCTTACTAATATTGAAGGTGATTATAAGTTAGAATCTGGTGGCGGACAACTTCTTCTTGGATTTAATGGTGAAGTTACTGATCCAGAAAATCATAATGATATTAACGTAAACAATGTTCCTAAGGGTGGTGTTATTGTTAATGTTGGTTCCAATAATGGATATGGATTCCAACCATTAGTATCTGCAGGAGCTACTGTTTTAGTGTCTGCTGCTGGAACAGTAACCGAAGTTTCTATTGGTAATAGTGGTTCTGGATATCGTTCTGGATTACAAACAGTTGCGGTTGGAATTCAAACAAGAAATCTTAATGGAACTAATATTACAAATATCGGTATTGCAACCATATCTGATGGTCATATTATTGGTGTTGCATTAACAAATCCTCAAGTATTCTATGCTCCTAGAGAAGTATCTAATATTGGATATAGCTCTATTACTGGAGTTACTACAGTTACAACTTCTACCCCACACAATCTTTCTCTTGGAGATGAGGTTCAAGTTGTTGGTGCGGCATTTACTTGTGACTATTACCCTCCAGTAGACGTTACAAACGCTCTGTATGATACTACAACAGGTATCATGACAGTTACTACTGGATTGACAACATTTACCGTAAATAGCTTCATTTATGATAATTTATCTGGTTTAGCTACCGTCACAACGGTAGAACCAATGAAGATTGTTCCAATGACAGCAATTGGAAGAAGCTTTAGTCTTGCTGGTCTTGCTCTTACTTGTGTTGGATACGGTCAAACCTTTAGTGTATATGATTTCCAGTATGATAATACAACTGGATTGGCAACAGTATTCACCACTGCGGATCACGGACTTAGTGCATCTGATGACTTCAAGATGAGAGAACTCATCTTTAGCTGTAATGTTGGAGGTCCTACAGGTTATGGTCAAACATTTACTATCACGCAGTTCCAGTATGACAATGTTACTGGTCTGTCTACAATTACTACTTCTGATCCTATTACTGGCATTATAGGAATTGGTAGTGATATTAGACTTGACAATCTTGAGTTCTCTTGCCCAGGAGGATCTGGTATCACAACCACGATCTTCCCAGATGGAACACAGGGCAATACATTTACAGTTACTAATGTAATTGCATCCGATCGATTTGAGTTGAATGTTGGTGTATCTACTATCCCGCACACTTATGTTGAGAATGATGCTGGTCAGGTAACTGCTGGTCTCACAACAACTAAGTTCCCTGACGGATCTCAAGGATATTTCTTTAATGTTAATAGTGTCGGAACAACAACTTCCTTCACAGTAAATGTTGGAGTATCTTCAATCTCTCATGCATATGTATCGGGTGGTGTTGTTCAAACTGGTATCACAACAAATATCTTCCCAGGAAACGCACAGAATTCTCCTCTCGGAGATACATTTAGTGTAATATCTGCACCAAACTGGAATACTCTTACATTTAATGTTGGTGTATCTACTATTGCACACACATATGTCAGTGGTGGATCCTTAATTTTTGGACATAAGTTAAAAGTAGATACTGATGTTGCTCTTACAGGATTGGCATTTACGTGTTCTTATGATGGTGGTGTAGGAATTCTTACACACCCAAGAGTTAGTGACCCAACATATTGTGGAACTCAAGTAACTAGAATTAATAGCATTAATGAATTTGAAATTAATGTTGGTGTAAGTACAGCAGAATCCTTCTACACTTCTGGTGGTATTGTTGAGGAAATTATTCTTGCTCCTAGACAGATTAATAATTCACCCACAGGTTCTGACCCTGCTGCAAGTGGTACAAGTATTATAAAAGTCCTGGATGAGTTCTCCTTCATCATTGACTCGGGCAAATCTCCATATACTCACACTTACAAGAGATGTGGTGAAGTCAGACAACCCCTTGATGTTGTATTTGATTCTCCACTAAGATATCATGATGTTCCTCTGATTTATGCAGATGGAATTGCGGGACTTGGTACTGGAGCATCAGTTGATTTAGTTCCTAGTGCTGATAGTACAATTCTCAGTTTTGAGATGAATAATTTTGGTTATGGGTACAAAACAGGAGAGAAGTTGACTGTTGCTATTGGTGGAACAACTGGTATTCCAACATTCACAACTAAAACTTCCAACGCAATTCTTCCTGTTGTTGCTGGTGGTGACTACCCACATACTTTCGTAAGTGCTGAAGAAGGAAGTGTAAATGTAACAGGTATTGGAACAACTACTCCAACTGGTGCAACATACTCTGGTTCTACTGGAGAACTGGTCTTAACTATTCCAGGTCATTCCTACACAACATCAAATACTGTTGGTATTGGAACTAGCACCATTGCATTTACCTGCGGTAGTGATGGTAATCAATCAATTCTTTATTATCCAAAACCAACTGATCCAATTGCTGGTATTGTAACTGGAATTACTACTACAACTGCAAATACTATTACATTATTTGTTGGTATCACAACTCTTGTTAAGTATCCAGTTCATGATGCAACTTATGATCCCGCTACAGGTCTGTCAGTTCTTACAATTGGAACTCACAACTTGACAACTGCAAATACTATTAGACTCGCCAACGAATCCCTTCTTTTCAAATGTTCTTTAGATGATTATAGCAGAATTGAAGCATATCCAAGACCATTTAAAGATAGAGTATATGGTAAATCTACTGGAATCACCTCATTCACTTCTGATAGTATTACAATACTTGCTGGTCCATCTGTTGAAAGTCAAAGATATCAACATCAGTTTGTTGGGGTTGGATCTTACACACAATTTGAGTTAGGTATTAACGAAGTATTCCAATCTAAGTTCTCTGGATGGAATGTTGGTGAATTTATTGTTCTTGATAAAATTGACCCATTCTTTAATGGGCAAAGAAGACTATTCCCACTGTCTGTTAACAACGAGAGCATCTCGTTCTTCGCAAAAGCAAACTCGGGTATCAATCTTCAATCAAACCTTCTAGTCTTTATCAATGATATTCTTCAGACCCCTGGAGAAGGTTATCAATTTAGTGGTGGTAGTACAATTAGATTTACAGAAGCGCCTAAAGGTGGTGTAACTGGATTTAGTACTACTGGAGATACTGCAAAAATCTTCATGTACACTGGAACTCAAACAATTGACGTTAGAACTGTAGATGTTCTTCCATCTGTTGAAGTTGGCGATGAGGTTCAACTTTACAGTAATCAGAACACTACATTTACAGAAGATCCACGACTTGTCATGGATATTAAAGCTGCTGATAAAGTTATTACTAATAACTATGCTGGTCAAGGTGTTACTCTTGATGAACTTTTTGAAAGACCACTTACCTGGACTAAGCAGACAGTAGACAAGTTTATTGATAATGATTTTGTTGGTAAGGATCGTGTATATTATGAACCAGTAATTAATCCAACTACAAATATTATTAGTTCTATTAGTGTTGGTTCTTCCGTCGTATATGTAAACAGTGTAAGACCTCTATTCGACAATCCATTTGAAGGTATTGGAACCAAGGAAAGATCTATTGTTGAGATTATTTCTCAAGATCGAGTAGAACCTGCAAGAGGAACAGTTGTTGTTGGCACTGCTTCTAGTGGTCCAATTGCCAATGTAACCCTCAATGATATTGGATATGGTTACACTGCTGCTCCTGCGGTAACAATTCAACAACCATATGACGGAACACAAGCAACCGCTGGTGCGACTATTGGTGCTGGTGGAACAGTTGTTAGTATTAACGTTGGAACTGCAGGAACTGGTTACTTCTATGGACCATTGAGTTCTATGACAGTAAACCAGCAAGGATCTGGATTCCCCAAAATTGATACAACTACAAATGTGTTTAGAGGAGCTAGACTCAAATCTGAGACTGGTATTGGCAGGGGTGCTACTGCTGATATTACCATCGATACCTTAACCTTCAATGTTGCTACTGTAGCAATTAAAGACACTGGTGCTAATTATAAACCAGGAGATATATTGTTTGTTGATACTTATGATAATGTTGGTCTTGGCACCTCATCTAGAGGATTTGCTCTGAATTCTCCTATCAAGTTTGCAGTTGCATCTATTTTGCCACCAGAAGTTCTGATTGAACCCCCAAGAAGAACTACTGAGGAATGCCAATTTGTAACATATACTGGTGATTATGGAATGATTGTTGGCGTTGGTACAACAACGGTTGGTGCTGGAACAAGCATTGGGTTGGAACTTGATATGTTTATCCCATTTGATTCTGAACTTAGAAGATCTTTAAATATTACTCTAACTGGAATTCAAACGGGAGACCTATTTACAATTACAAATACTAATTTTGTCGGTGCTGGTCAAACTTGCTTGAGTGCCAATGGATCTCCAATAGGGGTGTCTACAATTAATGCCGATATGATTTGCGAGTGTATTGATCATTATCAAAAACAATCTGTAATTCCTGGACCTATTAATGGTCTTGGAACGACTGTAGGATTTGGAACAACTGTTACAACTGTGGTTCTTACTCTTCAGAGTGCAGGATCTAACAATGTCGTTGGTCTTGCAACTACTGCATTCTATGGCGATTATAGTTTTGGTAAGATTGGTCTTCCAGTTAGAGTTAAGCAAAAAGAATTTTTAGCAACTCATGGAACATCTTTGTCAGGAGTATCTACAAATCCGATTATTAGGAGAAAAAATCCAATTAAATATCTTGGTTATATTAGCTGATAAATAGAACATAGAAAAAGATTGTCACTCAAATGGCCGCAATTATAACTGACACGTTGAGAGTCAATAACGCTAGAAGCTTCATTGACAAAATTAGAGATCCCGATAGATCGTACTACACATTTATCGGGTTGCCTAATGCAACGGAAGTTGTTAGCAATTGGGATACCTCCCCACCTTCGCCAAGAGATTGTTTAGACGATTCCAATGGTTATTGGGATACGATGGTGGCATTGAAAAAAATTGCTGCAGACGACGTTCGTCCTGTTGTTAGGAAAGTTGAGTGGGCATCTGCGACAATTTATGATATGTATCGTCATGATGTTAATAGAAACAATCTATCAAAACCATCGAATAAGACAAGTTTATATGCATCAAATTACTACGTTGTAAATAGCGAGTATAGAGTTTATATTTGTCTTAATAACGGAATTGATCCAGAAAACCCTAACGGTAGACCATCTTTGGATGAACCTCTGTTTACTGACTTAGAACCCAGAGCAGCAGGAACTAGCGGTGATGGATATATTTGGAAGTATCTTTACACTATTAGTCCAAGTGATGTTATTAAATTTGACTCTTTGAACTTCATTCCTCTCCCTGTTGATTGGGAGACTAATGCTGATTATAGAAGTGTTAGAAATAATGCGTCTACTAGTGGTCTATTAAAGACTATCACTGTTACAAATAGGGGATACCTGGTAGGACCACCCAACACAACCTATTCTAGAGTCCCTATTCGTGGGGATGGGTCTGGAGCAGAGTGTACTATTGTTATTAATAACGATTCTAGAGTTGAATCTATTACGATATCTAATGGTGGAAGTGGATACACTTATGGATCAGTTGATTTAGTTGGTGGCAGTGTTCCTACAGGATCTACTACTCCAATTTTTGATGTTATTATTCCACCCCAAGGTGGTCATGGTGCAGATATTTACAAAGAATTGGGTTCGACAAACGTTCTGATTTATTCTAGAATCGAGAATGATGCTCAAAATCCAGACTTTGTTACTGGAACTAACGTTGCTAGGATTGGAATTGTAGAGAATCCACAAGGATTTGAATCTAGTGCCATCATCACTGATGATAGGGTTAGTTCTTTATATGGACTTGTGCTTAAGGGTCAAGCTCCAAACCAAGATGATTTTAAGAGTACCACATTTGATAGAAATGCAGTAATTAAGCAAACTATTGGAACAGGATCAACAGCGATTGGTAGAGTTGTATCTTATGATGCTGAAACTGGTGTTCTGAGATATTGGCAAGATAGGTCCCTTGTTGGATTTAATACTGATGGCACTCAAAGAGCAAATCCAGAGTTTGGACTGCAACTTAACAGGTTTACTGCAGATCCAACAACGGGTGGAGAATTGCGAATTGTTGGTGGTTCAAAAGACTTATACATAGATGAAGGATTTGGTTCTGACACAAATCCAGGTATCAGTACGGTCATAAATAATAAGACATACTACCTAGGACAAACGTTTATCGACGGTCTTGCAAACCCTGAGGTGTCTAAGTATACAGGAAATATCATTTATATTGATAATAGACCCTCAATTCTTAGGTCAGTAAATCAAAGAGAAGATATCAAAGTTATTTTGCAATTTTAAAGGATTATGCCACAAGAAACTAATCTCAACGTATCTCCTTATTTTGACGACTTTGATCGAAATAAAAACTATTATAAGGTATTATTTAAACCTGGATTACCTGTTCAGGCAAGGGAGTTAACGTCATTACAGTCCATCCTTCAAGATCAAATTGAACAAGTAGGAACACACTTGTTCAAAGAGGGATCTATGGTTATCCCTGGTCAGATTAACTATAATAATGAAATGTTTGCAGTTGAAGTTGAGGAAGAATACCTCGGCATCAACATCTTTGATATTTTAAATGATGTAATTCAGATTGATGTTAGAGGTCAAAACTCTAATGTTACTGCAAGAATACTTTTTTATGGCGAAGAAGACCTCTCAGAAAGAGGATTTATAACTTTATTTGTAAATTATACAAGCACTGGAAACGAAGGCAAGTCTGTATTTGATGACGATGAAGTCCTTCTTTTGGAGAGCAACTTCGTTGGTGCTACAATTAACCTCCAGGCAGGACAAGGTATAATTAAAACTGCATCTACAAATGCAACATCTATTGGTTCTGCTGTCTTTATTTCAGAGGGTGTATATTTCCTTAGAGGTACTTTTGTAAGAATTGACGCACAAACTCTTATTCTTGATGCCCATGGTAATGAACCAACATATAGAGTTGGTTTAGAAATTTATGAGGAATTTGTTACTTCGGGTCAAGACCAATCCTTAACTGATAACGCAAAAGGATTTAATAACTATGCAGCACCTGGTGCTGACAGATTAAAAATTAGTGCTGTAATTGCAAAGCGCGACTTAGATTCTCAAAAAAATGAGAACTTTGTTGAATTAATGGTCATCAGAGGTGGCGTACTAGAGCATATTGAAAATAGAACTCAATATAATGAACTTGCTGAAGAATTGGCAAGAAGAACATATGATCAGTCTGGTGATTTTTATGTCTCTCCATTTAGAATTACTGCAAGAGAATCTTTAGATGATAAGAAAGGTAATAATGGCATCTTTACTAAAGATCAATTAACGTATAATAGCAATATTCCTAGTGATGACCTTGCAACCTACAAGATTTCCCCTGGTAAAGCATTTGTTCGTGGTTTTGAGGTAGAAAACTCAACTGTACATTATCTTGATTTTGAAAAAACTAGATCTACAAAAACTCTTGTTGATCAGGGATTAAATTACTTTACTGGTCCAACATTGACTCTTAACAGAGTTGTTGGTGCTCCTAGAATTGGTTTTAGTACATCATCAGTAATTAGTTTAAGAGATACTAGAATTGGTTTAACTTCAACAACAGTTGCTGGTAAAGAGATTGGTGTTGCTAGAGTATATGATTATGCTTTAGAGTCTGGTTCTTATTCTTCAGTTGCTTCAGATCTAAATGAGTGGGATATCACTCTATATGATATTCAACCATATACTGAAATGGTTTTGAATCAGGCAGTAACATTGTCGGTTCCTACCTATATTCGAGGCAAATCTAGTGGCGCTACTGGACATTTAAGATTTAGTACCACTACAGGTATTGTTACAGCATACAACACCAAAGGAACATTTTTAACTGGAGAAAAACTAGAGTTTAATGGTGTCGATAACGGTAGAGTGTCTACAGCAGTAACTTCTTTTGGAGTTGCTGATGTTAAGTCTATACACACTGCTGTTGGTGTAGGTGAAACTTTTAACGCTAACGTTAAGCAATCTACTAGATTAAGATTCCCATCGGTAACAATTTCTCCAAAATCAGGATCTGCTCCTGGCATCTCTACAGTAACTTCTACTGGTAGTGAATTTACAAATGCAGTTAAACCTGGAGATTTAGTACAATTTACTAATAGTCTTCTTAGTAATAATTCAGTGAAGACTTATGCGAAAGTTACAAGTGTTGTTGGTACTAATAGTATTACTATTGTTGGCATTAATACAGTATCACTTCTTAACGATGGCGGTCTGCCAACCTCAAGCATTGCTCCCTCGGACTTTGAGGTCATCTCCACAAAGTTCCAATCATCAACGGACAATACTCTATACACTCCTCTGCCGAAGAGATTTATAGAATCTGTAGACTTAAATTCTGCAACTTTATCTATTAAAAAAGAATTTAATGTCACCGTTACTGCAAATGCTACAAATACAATTCAAGCATCAGCTAACGAAACATTTTTACCATATGACGAAGAAAGATATGTTCTAATAAATTCTGAGGGTGGATTTGAAGAATTAACTCCAGATAAGTTTAGATTTACTAATGGTAATAAGGAATTAAGAATATTTGGAGTATCTACTACTGGTCCTGCAAGACTTATTGCAACTCTTAATAAAACAAACATTACTACAAAAGTAAAGAACTCTAAGAAAACTAATTCAATTATTGTAAATAAATCCAAATTAGCATCTTCTGGTATTGGATCAACCACATTAAATGACGGATTAACGTCTGGAACTTATGGATATGGTCTTAGAGTTCAGGATAGAGACATTTGTCTTTTAGAACCAGATGTTATTAAGGTATATGGTGTCTTTGAATCTGATAATACATCAGATCCAGACCTTCCATCGGTAACACTCTTTAACTTAAGTGGACCAACTGGCAAAATTGATGACTTTATTATTGGAGAAGAAATAGTTGGACAAACTAGTGGTGCTATCGGTTTATTCGTTGAGCAGCAGTCTTCATCCGTTGCAAGATTTGTATTTTTAAATGAACTTCAGTTTGACATTGGTGAAACAATTCAAACCAGTTCTTCTGGAATCACTGCTACTGTAAATGATACTTTTGCGGGTGATAGTAATATTTTAGACAGATTTACTTTAGATGCTGGTCAAAGAGACACTATTCTTGATTACTCTAGATTAATCAGAAAACCGAATACAAAAGATCCAAGAAGAAAGTTAAGAGTTGTATTTGAATCTGCAGAGTACACTGATACTACTGAGGGTGATATCACAACAATATCTTCCTATGATCAGTTTGATTATTGTGATCTTCCTGTTCTCAAGAATGATCTTAGAGTAACAGATATATTAGATATTAGACCAAGAGTAAGACCTTTTGATCCAGATTCTACATCAACATCACCATTTGAATTTGAATCAAGATCTTTCCAAGATGGTACTAACTCTGCAAAGAATATTCTTGCATCAGATGAGTCAATTACATTAACATATGCTCACTATCTTCCAAGAATTGACAAGATCTATTTTAATCAAGATGGTGGATTTCAGTTAATTAAGGGTGTTCCCTCGGAAACACCTCTTCCCCCAATTCCAATTGAAGATTGCTTAGAAGTTGCAACAATTGCACTTCCACCATACATTTGCAATGCAGAAAATGTTCAAGTATCTCTGAAATCTCATAAGAGATATAGGATGCAAGATATTGCTGTCCTTGAAGACAGAATTCAAAATCTTGAGTATTATACTGCTCTTTCTCTTCTTGAATCAAGAACCGAATCCCTTGAAGTTACTGACGATACGGGACTCACTAGATTTAAATCTGGTATTTTTGTTGATAACTTTACAACAACTAGAAATCAGTTAAAGTCTACCAAGATTACTAATTCTATTGATGTAACAAACCAAGAACTAAGACCATCTCACTTCACAACTGAAGTTGATCTGTTAATCGGATCTAGATCTTTGATTGGTATCGGAACTACTGCTGCAAACAGTGCAAGCACTGCATTTGCTACTGATATTATTGGATCCAATTTTAGAAGAACTGGTCAGGTAATTACAACTGATTATATTGATCAACTTCATGTTCAAAATACTTTTGCAACTAGAGTTGAAAATGTAACTCCATATCTTGTCATTACATATACTGGTAATATTGATCTATTCCCATCTTCAGATATCTGGATTGACCAAGTAAGACTTGCTCCTCAGAGAATTGAAGTTGATGATTACACTGCGACCAGACAGCAATTAAATTTTGCTGGTTTTGATGCTCAAACTGGTCTTGGTCCTATACGTTGGGGTGCTTGGGCAGCAACGTGGACTGGATCTAGCACTAATGTAGGAACCAGCACTAGAGTTACTGGTAGTAGCAGTAGAAATACTGGACGTGCAATCGTTACAAATACAACCAGAGAAACTACTACAACAACTACAGTAACTAGAACTGGTACAGAAAACAGGTCTGGTAGCAGACTTAGAGTAAGTGAGCAAGTACAAACTATCAACGAAGGTGATAGAGTTGTAAGTAGTGATGTGATCCCATTCATGAGATCACGTAATATTGAATTTACTGCTAGAAGATTTAAACCAAGAACAAGACTTTATGGATTCTTTGATGGAACAGATCTAAATCAATTTGTAGTTCCAAAACTTATTGAAATTAGAATGATTAGTGGTGTGTTTACCAATGGTGAACTAGTCACTGGAACTATGCCATCTAGTGTAACTCCAACCACTCAAGCGACACCAAGAATTACATTTAGGGTTGCTAATTCTAATCATAAGTTTGGACCAATTGGTGCTCCTACTGATATATTCACCACAAGTCCTTATGATGAGAACTATACTATCCCAGCATCATATTCTAGTTCCTCTGTACTTCTGAACGTCGATACTAGATCTCTTTCCGAGAGTAATCAATCTCTATACAGCGGTTGGATTAGAACTGGAATGAGACTGAGAAGTGCTTCAGCAGAAGCGGAGATTACTAATGTAAGATTGGTTAGTGATCAGGTCGGTACAGTTCTTGGAAGTTTGTTCATTCCAAATCCAAACTTCCCAACTAACCCATCATTTGAATCTGGAACAAAGGTCTTCAGATTAACAAGCAGTTCTACTAATAGTCAAGTAGGTGGTCTTACCGAAACCTCTGGTGAAGAAAGATTCTTTGCTTCTGGAACTATTAACAATCTTCAGGAGACCATTAGATCTACTAGAAAACCAAGATTTGATACTGTTGCTACAGCAGAATCTAGACCTGCAACAGATGTGCAGGTAACAGTTAGTAGAACAAGTTCGACTAGTACTAGCGTAGTACCATTACCACCACCGCCTCCACCACCACCGCCACCACCGCCACGTCCTAGACCCACTCCTAGACCTGCGCCTAGACCTTCACCTCCACCAAGAAGACCACCCCCACCAAGGCGTCCACCTCCACCACCGCCGCCAGTAAGAAGGCGTCCACCCCCACGGAGAAGACCACCTCGTCGTCGTCCTAGACCTAGACCTAGACCTAGGCCAAGACCCAGAAGACGGAGATGGGACCCTCTTGCACAGTCATTCATGGTGCAAGATAATCCAGGTATATTTGTAACCGAAGTGGAAGTATTCTTCAGAACGAAGGATCCTGTACTTCCAGTCGTTGTTCAACTTAGACCAATGATTAATGGTCTTCCTTCTGATTCAATTTATCCATTTGGAGAAGTTGCTGTAGATCCTGCAAATGTTGTAGAATCTGCTGATGCAGTTGAAGCAACCACAATTACATTCC